TGGGTATAGAAGATATACTGAAATGGAGTGAAGAACGTAAAGGAAAAATCAAACTTTACGATAAGATATTAGAAGCAAAAGACCAGATTTATACAAACCGAGACTTAATGCAACTCAAAGATGTTGATATAAGTGGTCAAATCAAAATGAAAGCACAAGACAGATTTAGAGAACCCATCAAACCTTTGGTAAAAATGGACTTTTTAAAAGTTTGTCTAAAATATAAAGTTGTAAATAATTTTGGTGATATAAATGATTGGTTAAAATCTACATTCGGTAATCTTATAGTTGACAATAATTAGATTTATTCGTATATTACCTAAATGACAGAAAATATAGATACACTATCCAAATTTGGTCAGAGTTTTCAGACAAAAGTCATTGGAGCACTACTGACTGATGATAAGTTTTTGAGTTCTATTGAAGAGATTACCACACCTAAATTCTTTGAGTCAGAAGCCAATAAATGGATAGTTCAAGAAATCATTGACTACTTTCAAGACTATAAACGTCCACCAACCATGGATGTGTTCAAGGTTAAGGTCTCTAACTTGGACAATGAGGTACTAAAAACGACCGTAGTAGACCAATTACGACATGTCTATACCCAAGTTGGTAAGACTTACTTAAATCAGGTCAGTACGATCGTATCAAAGATATGGTCGATGGTGCGATGAAAGTTGGTGTTAGTGAAGACTTGGGTACAGAATACGTACAAGATTTTGACTTACGCACCGAAGACATCAACCGGTCAACCGTTCCCACCGCATGGCAACCACTTAATGAACTACTTGATGGTGGACTAGGCCCTGGTGAACTTGGTGTGGTTGTCGCTCCATCTGGTGTTGGTAAGACATGGGTACTGTGTGAACTTGGTGCAGAAGCAGTAAGACAAGGATTATCAGTTGTACACTATACACTTGAACTACAAGAACATTATGTAGGAAACAGATACGATACTCTATTCACTCATATACCATCCAATGAACTCGTAGATAAAAAAGACATCGTAAGAGATAAAATCTCGGTACTTCCTGGTAGACTACTCATCAAATACTTCCCACCAAAAGGGATATCAGTGAAAAAGTTGGAACAACACATGGACAAAATGATGTCTATGGATAATAAACCTGACTTGATTATCGTTGATTACGCAGACTTACTTTTATCTTACTCAAACAAAATGGATAATACATACGCAGAACAAGGTGGTGTATATATTGACCTTCGTGGTATGAGTGGTCAACTTGGTATTCCAATATGGACTGCTTCACAAACCAATCGTTCGGCTATTGATATGGAAGTCATTGAAGCAGATAAAATTGCGGACTCATACGCCAAAGTCATGAACGCCGATTTCATTATGAGTTGGAGTAGAAAGTCAAAAGACAAACTCAATAATACCGCTCGTGTTCATGTGATGAAAAACAGGTTTGGTATGGATGGAATTACCTTTCCTTGCAAGATGGATACAAACCAAGGTATCATTCAGGTATATGAGAGTGGGTCACCAGACGGTATTATAGCCACCAAAGAAAGTGCAAATGGAAGTTTAGTAGAGAAACAACTATTACATAAAAAATATGTGGAGAATATGGGATGAGGATTTTTTTCTGTGTGAATAATATAAGTAGTTCATTTCAATTCAACACAAAAAATTGGCTTGTTGAGAATTATGGACTTGATAATGTTATATCTTATAACACACATAGTGGTGAAAGTAATACATTTACTATTATAACTGATGTTTCAGATTATGAAAAACATATTAAATTTGTTTTTGATAAATTTAAAGATAATTCTAAAAAAATGTATATACTTGGACATATCACCGATGCGAAAAATAATAAAATATTTGGTAAATCTCAGTACTATGAAGAATATGTTGAAATACCAAGGACAAAAGTATTCAAAGATTTATTTCTAAAAAGTTTTGAACATAATATTGAGAAATACGAGAATACCTTTGCTAGTATGAGAAATAATATTTTAGAAAATTTTCTATCTATTGATGATGATAAAATACATTGAAAAGGTTAACAGGTATAAGACATAATGTTTATTGTAGACTATCCAAATCAAGATTTACCAAACGGTGGTGAAGAAGTATTTTCTTATGACCATAATTTTAGAGTGAATATGGAACAAAATGATTCACTACAAAATAAAAATAATTTATATTTCAAACTTTTTTTACCAAAGAGGTATGATATATTGATTGATAATGTGGATTATCTATATGAATGTATTTGTGACTTAGAAAAAAATATTATACCGGTTATATATTGTTTACATGAGGCATCATGGATAATTGAGTTTATTGAAATATTTAAAAATTTGATTGAGAAAAATAAGCCAATAAACCATTTTATCTTAGTTACAAACTGTGAATTGGATTTAACCAAATATTCAGAATTCTTCTCACATATTCAGACTAATCACTTATTGTCATTCTATTCGACCTCTATCGGATACGAAACCTTACCTTCACAAACCAAAATTGAAAGATATTTACACACACATAAGTCCAAAATATTTTTGAATTTGAATAAAAATACTACACAAGACAGACCACATCGTCTCAGATTATTATGCTGGTATCTCAAAAACAATCTCATGGATTGGGGATACATATCTTCAATTCTTCCACCTGAAAGAAAAGATAATACATTTGCAAGTGAATACAAACAAATCAATTCATTGGAAGACTATTATGAAGAATTAGTCGAAAGACAGCCAATCATACTTGATTTTGATGGAAATGATGAATCCGATTTATCTTTAACTGTTGATTCACATTATCTTTATAATGAAACACTTTTTTCAATAGTAACAGAAACATCATATACAAATACACGAATTTTTATCACCGAAAAGACTCCTAAATCTTTTAGAAATTTACATCCTTTCCTCATACTTGGTGATTGGAATATACATAAAAAACTCGAAGAACTCGGATTTAAGTTATATCATGATTTGATTGATTATTCGTTTGATAGTATAAAAGATAATGACCTTAGATTTATAAAATTTACAGAAGAAGTAAGTAGACTAATAAAAAATAAAGACATTATATATGAATGGTACAAAAGTAATACAGACAAACTGATATATAATTATGAGCATTTAATTAATACATTCAATATTCAAAATGAAACAGAATATATATCAAACTACTTACAAAATTTCAATTTAGATAATTGATTTTATGGTATAGTAATATATAATATAACAAACAACAAAAACACATAGGTAAACACATATGGCAAATTCGCAAGAACTATATGAACAAATGAAACAGTTATGGGAATCGTTTGAAGAGGAACATAACGGAACGACTAAGGCTGCCAAAACAAGAGCCCGTAAGTCTATTGGTGAACTAAAAAAATTAGTCACCGAGTACAGAAAAGCATCTGTAGAAGAATCTAAATAAGTTAATTGGGGAGTGAAACATCTCCCCTTTTATCATGATTAGTATTTTATGCACCTCTCGTAGCGGTAGTACAAGTCTTACCAATTTTATTGCAAACTGTCTTGGAAAACCCGCGATACACTCACCATTTTTGAAAACACCCGATAGTGGTATTGATAGTTTAGTAGAAGGAAATGTCTACAAATTATTAATACACAATCAACCAAATGGATTTGACCATTTATTCAATTATGGTGATGAGGTCATAAATCGTAGTAAAAAAGTAATTCTACTTGACCGAAAAAACAAAAAAGAACAAGCAGAATCTCTTGTATTTAGAAAACTCAAATATCAAAATCAGTTTGATAAGTACCATACACAAGAATACTACGATGAAAAGTATTTAGATGAAGATAGAATTACAAACTCTATTTTTCATTATTCAGAACATACAACGGCTATCCGTCAATTGTCTGATAAACACACCTTACCCATTTGGTATTATGAAGATATTTTTTCTCATAACAATACCAATATTAAAAATCTTTGTGAGTACCATGATATAAAATATAATGAAACTTATTACCAACAATATCTTTCACCAATTTACAAAGAAAGACTCACAGATAAAAACGAAACACTTATTTGATTTTTACAAATTTTTTTCGTATATTGTAGGTAAAACATCAAAACTCTTTATATGAAAAAATATAACGAAGAAGAACTACAAAAGAACTACCACAATTTTTTAGAGGCACTCAAAAAGTCATTTGACGGAGAACGATTGGAGAAATTACTCCATATGTACTCTGAAGATGAAATAGGTCTCAATCTTATGGTTTCACCTGCAAGCGGTAATGTCAATTATCATAATGCTTATGATGGTGGGTACATAGACCATGTGATGAATGTTGCACGAAACTCACTACGAATGATGAAGTTGTATCAAGAAGCAGGTGGAGTTATCGACTTTTCTAAAGAAGAGTTATTATTCTCGGCCTTCCATCATGATTTAGGAAAGTTGGGTGAAAAGGAAAATCTATTCTATGTCCCCAATGATAGTGAGTGGCACATCAAAAATCGTGGTGAGGTATACAAACGAAATACAGATATCGCGTATCTCACCCACACTGACAGAACAGTATTCTTATTGAACAAATATGGTATTCAGTATTCTGAAAATGAGTACTTTGGGATTAAACTCACTGATGGTATGTATGATGAAGACAATCAGAAATATTTGAAGGTCTATGATACATCCAAGTATCTAAAAAATAATATCCAATATATATTGCATTGGGCTGACCATATGAGTACCGCAATTGAACGAGACCACTTCTTCAAGAAATAAACTATGTGTGGAATTTTAGGAGGTAATTTATTTGATAATTCCGAAGAGATACATAAAGGTATGACTTCTATGATGCATCGTGGAACGGATGGAAATACCTTGATGAAATTCAGTAATGGAATGTATTTATCACATAACAGATTATCTATACAAGATTTATCAAATAGTGCAAATCAACCACTTGTCAGTGATGATGGACGATACTACCTTATTTTCAATGGTGAGTTATGGAAATCTACATTTGATAAATTCAATGATGACCTCCGTTCTAAATACAAGTTCAAAACCACAAATTCAGATTCTGAACTACTACTATACTTCCTAATAGAATATCATACCAATCTCAAAGAGATGATGAACGAATTAGAAGGTATGTTTTCGTTTGTGTTCTATGATAAACAACGAGATTATCTTGTTTTGGGAAGAGATTTTATTGGTAGACTACCATTTTATTATTATCACGATGGTCAAAAAATCGTATTTTCAAGTGAGGTAAAGGGAATTACAGAATCATTTCCTGACATCAAGTGGTATAACATCGACCGAAATAGTCGTTTCAATTCTAAATACAAAGACCAAGAATCAATCAGTATAGTTGAGCCCGGTACATTCTTAACATATAACGCTGTTGGTGCACTCAACGAATACCAATACTTTGATTTTAAACCTGATTTCAATTTGAACCAACCCACTTCTTATTACCCAAGAACTGATGAAGAATTTCAGGAGTATGATAGAGAAGATAAAGGGGTTGAGTATTATACCGAAGGATTTAGAAGCACATTAGAATCCGCATTAAATGATGAACTTATAAGTGATGTACCTATATGTACGATATTGAGTGGTGGTATTGATAGTACCATTATTACCTATTTACTCTCCAAGCAAAACCCAAATATAGAAGCGTTTGTCGTTAATGTGGAACAAAAACGACAATCACAGAAAAAGGATGACTTGTATTACGCACGCCTTGCAGCAGAAGAGTTTGGAATTAAATTACATGAAGTTAATGTCACACGTGATGATATTGAACGAGTATTAAAAGAAAGTATATGGGCGGTTGAAACACATAAATGGACTCAAGTAAGTCCGGCGGTAGCACAACTATTTTTAGCATGGGAAATACGTGATAAAGGATATAAAGTGGTATTTGGTGGAGAAGGTGCAGATGAAATATTTGCTTCCTATGGTGATGCAAAAAGATTTACGTGGCACAAACCCATATGGTATCATCAAAAACGAGTGAACCTACTTAATAACTTACACAAAACCAACCTTATTCGTACCAACAAAGCAATGATGTATGGTGGAAAAGTTGAATTACGAACTCCATTTCTTAATAAAAAAGTGATTGATTTTGGGTTGAGGATACCAACAAAATATAGAGATGAAAATGAAGGAAATGGTAGTATTATGAAATATATTTTGAGAAAGGCATTTGAAGGTGAAATCAGTGAGGAATTACTTTGGAGACCTAAAAAAACCTTTCAAGTTGGATGTCATACTGACTTTCTTAAAAAGACTGAGTGGAAAACCAAAATAGAAGATTACTTTGAAGATATGTTTGTTAATAAGAATGATGTATCTTTATATACCACTCGTCATTTTGGACATAATCCTAGTAGAATAAATGAAATTCATATAGATGTATAATCAAGTCATCCTTAAAGATAAAGCAGACATTACTCCAATGGTCAAACAACGACTACAAGGAGCTTCGGTACTTGGTGCATATGAAAAACCAAACATACCCAACACCGATGATATTAAGGTATTATCGGTGAAGTTCAGTAAAGTAGGTAAAACTACATTTGAACGATATAAGAACTTGGAGTGGGTTGTATGTAGGAGTCATGGTATTGATATGGTGAATGAAAAGGAATGTAAAAAACGGAATATTGGTATTGTTGCACTTTCACCAACTGCCAAACCATGTGCAACTTGGATACATGACAAGATTGAAAAAGACGAGGATATTATTATATTTGGTAATGGGAGTATTGCAAGAGAATTACAAAAGAAAATAGGTAATTTCAATGTAGTCAATTCTAAAACCTCACAAGAAGAAATAGACAGGTATTTGAAATTCTCAAAAACAATTGTCAATACATTACCACTGAATACACATACCAAAAACTATTTCAATAGACAATTATTTTCTAAAATAAATCATCAGGTTGACATTATTTCTTTATCTCGCGGTGAAGTCATCGATAACGATGCTCTACTTGATTTTAATACGAAGGGATACCTCAGCCGTGGAATTTTTGATATGTTAGTCAGTAGTGGAAGAGATGTGTTGGTAAAACAAAAAAATATACGATATACTGAACACACTGCGTGGTCATATAATCAACCAATGGAAAAGGGAAAATTAGGTGGGTATGTCAACAGAGAATTTGCTGACAACTTGAAAGAGGTAATAGATGGGTGTCTCCAAAACAAGATTGAATTTCCACATTTACCAAGACACGATAACGTATGGTTTTAGGATTACATACAGATACACCTTTGGAAGAATATACACTTAAAGGGAAGGTAGTGTATGTTAAAAGAGATGATTTGATGGGTGATGATGTCAACTTACCACCGTGGGGTAAAATTGCGGGTATCTATGAGTTAATTGACAAATATGTTGATAGAAATAAACCACTGACACATTTATCTGTAGATGGATCGTGGACGGGTTGGGTGATTGCCGCAATATGTGAAGACCTTGGTATAGAGTTTCATGTTTCGTATCCTGATTCCAAGAAAATTAGTAGAGAGTATTTGGGTATGATTAAAGAACGACATCCAAATACACACTTCAATCCTATTCGCCCAAATATGATGAGTATTATGTATAACTCTCTGAAAAAGCAGGCAAATGAACGAGGATGGCAGATGTTGCCTTACGCATTCGACCACGATTATTACAAAGATTACTTATCAGATAGAATACAACCTTATGTGGAGTATGATAATCTTGTGGTATCAAGTGGTAGTGGAGTGACTCTTTCTGGTCTTGTACGGGGATATTATCGAAAAGAGTTAGATGAATTCTTCCCACAAACCCATAAAAATGTATGGACTACATGTGTAAGTTCGGTAAACTCAATACAAAAAATGTTGAAGAAAAGTGGTATACACAACGTACCAGTTCATGTACGAAAATCAGAATTTGAGTTTGATGACCGAATGGAACACTATACTGCTCCGTTTACCTGTAATCAATTTTGGGACATCAAACAATGGCATTGGCTTGAACATAACATACACACATTACAAGGTAGTATTCTCTTTTGGAATATAGGTGGAGTGTATAGATTTTGAAAACTATAATGTAAAACAACAATTCAAAAGTACCAAATATGCATATAGAAAACAGATATAAACCAGATGTAATAAAAATGGGTTTTGAAGAATTTGGAGACAAATATTTTAGAGACTCAAAGGAAATTAATTACTTTGATAAAAAGGTTTCACGAAATAAAAAGATATACCCAATGGCGTGGGATGATTATCAAGATAGAGACTTAGTATGGAGCACAAAAAAACACATGGTAGATGACTACATTGATGGTGTCAAGAGATTTTGTGACAATAATCCAATCAACATAATACCATTACGAAAAAATATATCTTCACTTGCACATACAGAAAGAAGTAAAGAGGAATATAAAGAAGATATCAAATATTTTCAAAAATTTGTTGATTATGGTTATGAATATTTCATCTTTATAGGAAAGAACAGAGTTACATTACCCCTTTTTCAAATTTGGAGGGGTATTAAACAAGATGACACAAAATTTTCTATTTTTAAAGAAAAGGATAATAATGGAAAATATATCTATAATGTTGAATTTAGAATTTATGAAAAATACATGGATTCAACATGGAAAGGTGAGTTTTATAGAGCAGAAAAAACAATCTTTCCTGACACTGAAATGATGATGAAAATATCTTACGACTGTCCAATCAATAAATGGATATATAATTGGGTTGAGGATGATGACAATAGAAATAATTTTGCTAAAACTTGGAATGAAGAGGCTTTTACATTGGCAAAACCAAAGGAATTCATTGATGAATGTATGTATTATCAGAAAAACAAAACTTATCTTGGTGCATCGGGTGATATAGAAAGATGGAAAAACAAAGAAGAAGTTCCTACTGGATTTGAATTAAATTGGCATCGATTTGTCGATTTTTACAATTATATTTCACATTTTTCTGGTTTAAACAAGTCAGTCGAAACCGCATGGAAAAATGAAAATAGACTAAGACTGGTTTTCAAAACCCTGGTAGATATGTCGGATTTGAAACTCAAACCTGTTAAAAAAGAGAAAAAATATTGGATACCCATATATGAAAGATTATTCGAGTTCGTTCATGAGGAAATCGCGAATGACAAAAGTTATGGATGGAGTTCTAGAACTTCACTAGATTTCAATCAACTTATACAAGGATTAAAAGTAGGTGGTGCTGTGTACTCTAAACGAAATAAAGTCAATAAAAAACAGGGTGTTTTACAACACCATATCTTGACGGATATATTTTCCGAAAAATTCTTTTATCCATTAATCAAAGATGAATTAGTGGTTGAAGTTACATCAAGAGAGTCTAAAAGTATTGATAATAAACTTTCAATATTCTTTCAAAATAAAATGATGGTTAGAATCAATGGACAAAAAGAGTCGGGCGAATGGTATAATGAACAAGACAAAAGGTGTTATAAAAAATATACTTTCAATGAATTTTTACAGTCAAGTCTGAATTTAGACCATATATTGACACTACGAAGTGGTCTTGGTACGAATGATGAACATAATCTTGAGTGGACAACAAGTGAATTCAACAAATGGAAAGGAGATACGAACCTAACACGAACTTATCTTAGGATGGTTCAAATACCAACTTGTGTTTATGTGGTAAAGAAAGAGTTGACATTTACCAAAAAGTTTTGTATATTGAAGTATAAAACATTTAACTACACCGAATTTGGGGTAATTAAACTATGAAAACACCAATAGAAGACATACAAAAGTTTATACAGTATACAATGGACACCCAAGCTCTTGATAGATGGCATGCGGTTCAAGTAGATGTAGATAGTGATAAAACAAAGGAGTTTATAGAGTATCTAATCTCCGTATCCGACATTGTTAACCTACAAGAACTTACAGGTATACAAAGACAATCTACGGATAAATCCCAAGAGTTTATCTTATCTCAAATTGATTCATCTTCAATGTCGAGTATCAAAGTCAATCACTTTCCTATGTACGATTTTCACGAGTACGATAAATGGGAAGGTGGATATATTGAAGGTTTCCTAAGAACGACGGGTAATGTAGATTATTTTATTTACACATACACAAAAATGGAACACCTAGCGTATTGTGTAGATTTTCTATTTGAATTTGAACAGAGTTTGCTTCAAAAGGAGAAAGAAGTAATTATGCAAGCTCTTAACGATGGTAAAGCTATGGCATTAGGAACTATTGAAAACAAAAGTGTAGAACAATACTACAATGAAACCTTTAACACCGCAGACGAATGATACTGTTCAAAAGTAAACAACGTAGGTTTGTTACTTTACGAGACATTTATTTAGATGATGTAAGAGCAGTGTTCTTTCCGAAAACCTTCCATGAGAAATTCCGATACTTGGGCAACATCCCTTGGAAAGAAGATGATGTGTACTTTGATGCTATACTATCTCTTATTCTACTAATGGAATATGAAGCAAAACCTTGGTGGTGTCCTCGGTGGTTTCTCCGTTATCTTTTTCTTTTCGGTTCTGATAATTCTATGGTAAGAGTACGAAATCGTAGACTACACAATTTACTTGCAAAACTTACCAAAGGAACATTTATGTTTGATTGGAAAACAAAATGGGAATGGTATGATTTACGAATATCAGTTGCTGGATCAGAAAGGGTAATGAATTTAGCAGAT